AAGGCTGTCGCCTTATTTCATTCGAATATCCTACAAAATTTGGAAACTGAAGTCAGGCAAAATTTTCCATATCTCCCATCTGTCTTTAGACATTAATTCTAAATTCGGTAATGTATTTGTGAATACAAATATTCGTGGTCTATCAAATCTGATTTTTGTAGCGTTGTACCGCTTATCATATGCGACACCGTTTTTAATTACCTCTATGCCTGAATAAAAATCACCTAAACGGTCTTTTTTCATTCCTCTCGGCATATCAACAATATAAGATTGTTTTATGGGTCTGCTACATACCCATTGAAAAATATCGTCCATCATACGAAAAGGTGGGATCTCTTCGCTTAATCCCTCGTATTCTAAGTACTCACTTAAAAGGGACTTTCCGCAATTACCAGTTGTGTCCCAAATTAAGTTTATTTTACGCAAATCAAATTTGCTACACTCATCTACTATCGCTTGTTGATAATTACGCAATTCCCAACCCTTAAATAATTTTAATTGTTTGGTTGAGTATTTAATTTCGTCTTTATCAGTCCAAGGACCTTGTATTCGGGTGTCTTTTTTAATTTGGTAAAAACTATCTCCCTTTACATATTCGGTTTTGGAAGTAGGCTCTAAATAATTAGGCATTGGAACAAGCAAATTCTTATTAAGAATTTCACATTTCCGCCTTTTTTTTATTAGGCTAATTCTTCCTTGATAATGTTTATAACCTTTATCTCCCTCTTCTAACTGGAATACAAATTTCTTTACTACACCTTCAAAACTCCTTTTAATTTCTTCGGGTGTTAAGTTATCAGCATTCCATCTTACATCGTATCCTGCTACAGGATTACTCATTCTTATAATATCTATAAATATTAAAATATTTCTAAATAATACGCAATAATTGGCGAATGCTAAAGCATTCTGGAAAAACAAGATTATTGCTTTCTATATATATATATTTAAACAATTGGAACAATTGGAACATTTTTGAAAAAGTTCCTAAAGTTATTGATCTACATATCTAATTCTATTCACAAAAGATATTTTAGATCCGCTCGTTGGAGCAAGAGGGGATGTATCAATAGCACCTACATCGAAAGCAAATAGATAAATTCTATTTTTTTCTAAAGTCAAACTATTAGCAATTCCACTAAATCGCAACTCCAATCCCTTTTTCCAAGACTTTTTAAATCTAATATATTTAAATGCCCGTTCCGGAGAGTATGTCGCTGTTTGACTTGTTAAGTAGCACATTTTATCCATCATTACATCATAGCCACCTGCTATTGTTGAATTCATCTTATAAGGACTACAATAGGCTTTTTGTCCGTATAACGTACCAGCACCGTATTCTAATACCTGAGTTGCGATGTCGGCTGCCGAAAGTTGCTGACCTCCTGGTGCTCTCACCATTAGTACTCTTACACGGGATACTGTATCTACAGCATTTTTGTTTATCAACTGTAATCTTAAATCCATAGATTTTATTTTACAATAGTTTCCTTCGATATTACCTCCCGTTTGTAATAAACCTTGAACGAAGGTTTCAGTTAGATCTACTGCTCCACTGTTAGGAGATACGAATATCCCCTTGTTAGTAATATAGTCTCCATCACTAAGAGTGCTGAAAGTATCACTAACTTTTGTTTCAGGCTCGTCTAACTCGGCTTTTCTTTTCAAAGCATTTACTTCTTTACGAAGTGCGTTAATTCCTTTTCTTCCCATTATATAATATACTGAGAATATAATTTATTGTTAAGGACAATAAACTCTCCACCACCTCAAAAAACTCTTGCGGGACAAAAGTCCGGCTCCGTTTTTAAGCCTGTTCCCCTCCCCCCCTTAAAAGGGCGGAAGTGGGCTCGGCTCCATACTCAAAAACTCGCAGGACTTTTTGAAGGCTGTCGCCTTATTTCATTCGAATATCCTACAAAATTTGGAAACTGAAGTCAGGCAAAATTTTCCATATCTCCCATCTGTCTTTAGACATTAATTCTAAATTCGGTAATGTATTTGTGAATACAAATATTCGTGGTCTATC